AGTTCTTGATAAGTCACCATTATCAAATGCTTTTTTCACTTTGTCTTTACCCATAACTTTTACCATGTCTTCCAAAGAAGTGATAGATGGGTCATTGTTTGCACCAAAGTTTCTCCAGATCTCAGTTACAGGAACTGTACCATCTGCATTCATACCACCCTTGATCATCAAGTCAGCACGGCTAGAGATAGAGTAGTGAACGTGAGCTTCTGCACCACCTACAAAGTTGTAGAATTCACGGAAACCAGTTCTTGTAGTAATGTCAGAGAATCTCTCACCATACTCACCACGTGCAGAACCTTTACGGAATACTTTGGTACCATTAGCCAAATACTTGCTATCTAAGTATTTGAAGTTATCATTGTTTACCAACTGTACAGTGTACACATAACCATCACCCATTGGAAGGATGTCTTCAGATGTAATGTACATCTCAACACCGTTGTATTTGTCATAAGTGATGATATCACCATGGCCAAATTCTCTGCGGCTAACTTTGATACGGAATGTAGTACCATCAATACCTTTAAAATCATTATCAGCTTCAATATCCTCAATGATGTATGGAAGATCTGTAGAAACAGGAGTCTGCCATTTGTACTCACCACGAGCATTATCTACCATGATAACATTTTTGCCACCAAATGAAGACATTTGATAAAGCGGCATTTCAACTTTCTGAGCCATAGCCCATAGGTCAACTGGGCCTAAGTCCATAGGCTCAGCATCTTTCAGCATGTTAACCAAGTGGTAAGAATCCACATGGGAACTTGCGTTGTAAGCGGTATCTCTGAGGAATATACCATTGTTTAAAACTGGAGTTGCCATTATTTATTTGTTTTTGTTTGTTACTATTTAAAAAGATCTCTTGAACATATTATTAGGTCTAGAGATAGTTCTTTGTTGTTTAGCCGGAGCTCTTCTTTCATCTGTTTCTTGTACAGTAGAGGAAGAAATTTTTCTAGCCTCTTCTGTTTTTAATTGTCTTACTGTTTTTTCTACAGCTGCTTTACCACCTTGGTCTCTTACTTTTCCTTTGTATCCTTCTGGATCAGACAGTAACCATAATGCTTCTGCAATTAAGTCATGTCTTGGTTCTACAAACTGATACTTCTCAAGTAAGTGTCCAAGCAAGTTTGTTTGCTTTCCAGAGATTGATGGATAATTAGGTTGTACCAATCCTGAGTAAAGCATACTTTGCATTTTTTTATCAAGCTTAACTCCGCCTAACTCACCACCTAGTAATGTATTATATACACTGTCTGTGTAAGCTTTAGCTTGTTTGCTTTGTTGTTCTTTTTTGTATTCTTGCTCAGCTAGTTGTCTTGCAACAATTTCTTCTTGCATTCTATCTAACTTAGGTTTGAACTGATTTGCTTTTTGTTGAAGCTTATCCATATCTCTCCAGTCTTCAATCTCACTTTCAATTTCTTCCGGTGTACCAAATCTTGTAGCATACAAATATTGTCTTGCAATCTCAGCTTGGTCATACTCATCAGATGGATCTAGATCTCTCATTTCTTCTACATGAGCAAGAGTTCTAAATAATCCTTTTAAGTCTTGACCACCATCAGCAACATACTTGGCTGCAATCTGAAGTTCTTCTGGAAGAGCTTTAAAGAATTCTTTTGGAGTGTTTTCTTTAATCTTGTTTTCTCTCTCTTGGAAGTTAGCTTCAAACAACTCTCTAAAATCTTTTGTGGTGTATTCATCTAAGGGTTTTTCATCATCAAAAGGAATTAAAGAACCTTCCTCAATCATTTTAGCAGCTAATTCAGCAAGACCAGATTTATCAACCTTTGGTCTTCCTTTGTTACCTGCATCCTCTTCTTGAGAAATTAAGCCATCTAATTCTGCAATAGTTTCTTCAACTTCTGCTTTCTTCTCTGCAGCTTCCTCCCTTTCTTGTGGAGTAGTTGCATTAATTTCAAGGAACGAAGTGTCTACATTCTCTTTGGAAAATACAGACTTTACTTTGTCAGCTGGTTCTTCATTAGAGGGTAGCATAATGTTATCAGCCCCAGGAGATCCAAATAACTCATCAATATTTACATCCGCCTCTACTACCGTTGTAGTATCTAGCACCTCATCATTGAGGTTTTTTGTTTCTTCACTCATGTTGTTGGTTTTTGATTATACTTTAATATACTAAATAAACTTGAGAAATTTAAAAGAGGTTATGTATTTTTTTGCACTATATAGCTAACCTATTTCTTTTTTGTTTCACTTTTCTTTTGGTCATACTTGTTTTTGTTCTCTCTAGCTATTTGGAGTTGCTTATCAGCTATCTCTTTTTGTACTTGCAGCTTCTGTCTTTCAATGTCCAACTTCTGAACATTTCTCATGTTCTCATTACTTTGCTTCTGTCTTTGTAATTGAGTCTGTTCTTGATATTGTTCAGTCTGACGCAAGTCTTTCATATAGTCTTGGTAGTCAGATTGTTTATTCTCATCAATATCTTTCATTGCACCAAATCCAGCAGATCTGATTTCAGCAACTGTAATATTGTTTTCAAGTTGTCTAGCTTGTTTTTCAGCTTCAGCTTGTATCTCCATTTGTTTTTGTTTTTCTTGAGATGCAAGTTGTTCTTGTTGCAATTGTTGTGCAGCTTGTTGTTCTTGTTGTTTTTGCTGATTAACTTTCTCTTCAGATGATTTAAGAGCAGTGTTGAGTTCAGATATTGAATCTGACTGAACAACTTTACCAAGATCATAGATAGAAGCTCCAGTAGTATTATTCTGTAAAGCCATTGATTTCAATTGCTCAAGAATAGCTCTGTGGTTTGCAGTAGTGCTACAGAAGATATTAAGATCTCTAAGTAGCAAATCTGTTCCATTTATTTGGAAGTTAACCTTCTCATCAGCTGATGTCATATAACTCAATCTTGCAGAAGGTTTAGTTGCATGATAATACTGAGCTAAGTCTGTACGCATTTGGTGTACCCTAGGCATTAGATAATCACAGTGTTGGATAAAGAATACCTCTGTCTGTGCGTAAGAGGCTGCAGCGGCTTGTTCTACCCCTGTAGCAGTCATCTGAGATAACTGTTGTCCCATCCTTTGTGGATTAACACCAATTACTTCATAAGCTTGTTGCTTAAAGTGATTAGCTAAATTAATCCTAGACATTAATCTTTCTGTCTGAGATAGATCTAGTTTCTGGAAATGTTGGAAGTTAAGAGCATTCTCTGTATTGGTAATACTAGTATCAAGCGGAAGCATCTGAAAGTTCTTCATTGCTACATATGCTTTAGCCAAGTTACCTTTTCCCCAGTCTTCACCAAGTGAGTGTCTAGGTAAAGTATTCTGATCAAGTAAGATAATAGTACCCAACTCATCTACTAAGATGTCTGCTATTTGATTGTTTACAATGTTGTATCCAATCTGATATGGCTTCATTAAGTCAATAAGTGCAGTAGACTTGGTATTTCTATCTGAGAATACAGCACCTTCTACAGGAAGTTTACATCCATATAGAGAGTTGTCACCTTTAAATTGGAATCTTAATGGAGCAATGTGGTTCTTATCTATACCAATGTAGATAGGAGAGAATCCGCCAGGATTATTCATACCCCAGAATGAAGGAATGTTTGGTCCAACTTTTACACCACCCCAAACTTCATTGATCCAAATCCAGTCAATGTGCTCACCATATACTAAGTTGTCTTTTGTTTTATTCTTAAACAATCTAGTATCATAGATAGGTTTATCTTCTATTTTGTAATCTTCTGTAACAACCTCATTAATAATTTCTCCATTATCAGCTATCTTGGTTAAATGTCCAACTTTACGCTGAGACTTCCAGTAACCGGTAGTTACTCTTAGCAAATATGCTGTACCTTGGTCTGAGTAGTCTTCACCTTCTGATAAGATGTTTGCAATAATATCTCCACTATTCAATACCGTTCCGGCATTTCTCATAGTAGTAAATTGACGGTAAGCAAGTGAAGGCATGTTTGTATTCCACTCATGTGACTTTGTGCCATCATAGAATGAACCATCATTTTGCATACCACCAATAGCATAACCTGCAGATCTGATTGGATACACATTCTCAAGAGCTTCTAATTGTTCTTGTGTCATAATGTAACCGTACTTATCAATTACATCTGCTACAGTCATCATATCTGTTTTACCTACCCAGTTACCTTGGGAGATATATCTTGCATCTGGAGACTTGTGATAGAAAGTAATAGGTGGGTTCCATAACTCTACTTCATAGTCATCTTCCATCATTTTAAAATGCCAGAACTCTCTATCTGTAATAAGCATGTCACGGAAACCTCTTTCCTCTAACTCATCCATACCAAATCTTTCAACATCTACCTTGTGCTGGTGTGTTGCCCATTGTTCAGCCATAGATCTATAGTCTTTCTTAAAGAAAGATTCAATCTCTGGTAAGGTCTTTAAGTTATCTGGTGATAGTTGTTGTTGTGCTTCTTCAGACTCAGGATCTAAACCTTGTTCTAATAAAGCTGCTGTAATTTTGATTTGAGCATTAGCCATGAGAACTTCTTCTACAGCTTGTCTCTTTTGTTCCATCATCTCATTATATGAGTACTCATCTACCGCACGGTAAGTAAGCTTGGTGGATCTTTTTGCAAATTCTGCTACAAGTACATTGACTACATTGGGAATAATGGGATAAAACTTTAACTCCAATGCTGATTCATCTTCTTTAGTTAAAGTCTCTACTATATCTCTGTAATCATTATCATCTTCTACAATATAATCTGTCTTGTCTATAACACCTTTAGCCAGCTTATAGTTCTTCATTAATTTTCTGGCATTTCTGCGGATTTGCTTCAGACCATTCCATTCTAACCAGTCTAAGTTCCAAGCTGCCCATTCATCATCCTTATCTTTTTTAGATAAAAACTGTAATGGCTGAGTAATACTACCCAGTCTGTTATGTTGAACCTTTGCTCCCTTTTTGGTTTGAAGCGCATTATATACTTGCATAGCTCTTATTTAAAATTTTTAAAAGGAGATCTTTTAACTCCTTGGCCATTACTATAGTGAGACTTACCCATATGCCTGAATGGACTACTATTTAATTTAAACAAATTTTCGGACTTTTGCAAGTTTTTAGCTGCATCATCCATGATGGTCCTTTTAGCATAACCCCTGTTAGACTGTTGAATTCTCATGAAAGCAACAAGTGCACAGAATGAAACAAGTCTATCCACGTTGACTCCTGCTGCATATTCACGCATCTCAGTAAGTAACATTGGATCAGGAATTCTTTCTATACCATACTTGGTTCTTACAATAGTGCCATCTGTTTTTGTTTCTATATCTAATTCTTCCTTAGTATACTCAATAGCATAATTAAGAAGATGTTGTTTAAATAGTGTTCCTGTATTCTTCCAACCATACTCCTGGAATACGTTAGTATTTGAGCCAAGGTCTTTCAAGAACATGATCTGACTCTTAGGTACTAGGTATCTCTGTTTCTTCCTTGATATCATGTACTGGATAAACAATGAGATGTTATTCTCAATTACTGTCCAGGCATTGTACCATTCTATGATGAGCTCTAATCTCTGGTGAGTTTTATTAAGGTCATCAAATCTACCACACCAAGCAGCTACAATCTTATCTGGTTCTATGTATGTTTCAGTCTCTGTTCCGGTAACTTTAGTTACTTGGACTGGAGCTTTCATTACATAGATAGAACATAAGGATTCTGATGTAGTTGTTTTACCTTCTGACACGGGGTCAATAGAAGCATAGTACTGCCCAAAGGTTGGATCTGCTATAGGTCTTTCCCATACAACAAGAACTCCGGTTTTATCTTCAGTCTTCTTAGTAATTGGAAACTCCTTGATAGGCATCTTATTACTTTTTGTTACTGTAGGTTTTCCGTTGCTATCTGTAGTAATATCTAGAAACTCATATGCATATTCTTTCTCTTCTATCCTTTTGCTTTGAGCAGCAATAAGGTGTGGGGGAAATACAGATACAGACCTGTGTGCAAATGCTTCTTCAATGTTTCTAGGGTGCTGAGATATCCTTAACTGATAATCTTCCGGAGATAATTCATCTTTCCATTTAGCAAACTGCTCATCTAAAGCTTTTAATGCTTCTTCTACAAGTGAATTACCATAGTCATCAATATATGGAGGCATTGACCATTGTTCAGGGATAAACAAACCTGACAAACCTTCAGTACCTTTTGCATCTAAAAGATTAGTTTCTACAGCATAAATATCTTTAGATGTAGGATTAAGAATCATGTCCCTTAATGGATTACACTGGGATAAGTCACCCACAGATCCTGCTGCAATGAACATACCTGTAGTAACCATACCTGAACGCATGGCTGGGCGCATGTACTCATATGTCTGGTCCATCTTAGGTGCAATTCCTGCCTCCTCATGGAAGAAGTATTTTACCGGACCCCCTACACCATTTGTTGGATCTTTCTCAAATGACATACCTTGTATGGTACCTTTGAGACCAACCTCTGTTTTTCTATCTCCTTTTCTTACCTCAATTTTCTGTTGCCACATCATTACCTTGTCTGGAGACATAGGTCTATACCATGCTGTATGCTCATTTAAGAAGGCTGCATATTCCTGTAAAAACTTCCAAGATCCTTTCTCATTGATATAATCCTTGAGACTGGCCCCCATCTTAAGTGTAACCCCTGCTTCAAACCACTGCTGGTTTATGAACTTACCCATATGGTAGTAGGAAGATGCAATCTGACGTTTTTTGAGAATGGCAGAATGCTTGTAGTTTAACTCAGATAATAACTCATAGAGAGCCATGTGGTACTGAGCATCCCGGATCTTAGCAAAGTCAAACTTCTGTTGTTCCTTATCAAAGATTGGTAGAAAGTTAAGCCACATGTAGTATTCTCTTGCAAGAAACCATGTGTTATTACTATCTTTTACAATTATCCCTTTCCTGCACTTTAGCTTTTGGTCATCCCAATATGCTATAAAGTCTTTTGATTTGAATGGGGCTGTGC